AAGTCATCTAAAGCTAGATCCATGACTGCAAGTCAGAGGAGAGCAGCAGTTTCAAGAAAGAAAACAGCAGAGAGAAAATCAAGAAAAGGTAAAAGACCTAACTATGCCAAAACATAAGAAGCTCTGGAAGAAACCAAAGGTTATTATCATTGATATTGGGAGATGTAGATATTGTGATGAGGAGATGACGAACCAAGATAGCTTTGTTGCCTTCTATCCTACAAGCAAAGGCAAAGCTCACTATCAATGTATGAGAGAAGATGATAGAAAGAATAGTTAGATATGCCTAACAACTTTTTTAATCAATTCATACCATTGTTCTTTATACTTACTATCTTTAGTTTTGTTATACAAATTAGCTAAATAATCTAATTGATCTTGGTCTTTATCTCTAACTGTTTTGTCATTAAGCCAATCAAACTTCTTGCCTGACTGACTTAACGATTTCATTTATTGTTCTATTGTTTTAATTTCTTCCTCAATATATGAGTCAGATATATCGTTATATGAATTTGGATTAGGATATAATTTTTCATTCCTTACTTGGTTGCATCTATTAATTTCAGGAAACTTATCCTCATATTTTAAATGACTGGTAAAGTTTTCAAAATTAAATCCATCTGAAAAATAACTTACTGGCACATTAAAAAAATGAGCTAACCAACCCATTAAAAATGCACTCAATCCATTGTAACCTTTCTCATACTTCTGAATCTGTTGAAAGGTAACATTTATTTCCTTCGCAACATCTGATTGACTCATCTTATGTAGTAATCTTATGTTTCTTAACTTAGTTCCAACATGAGAATTAAATCTAATACTGTTGGGATCTTTTGGTTTTGCAGACATGAATAGCCTTCCTTTCTTGTTACTTTTTCAATTATAAAACTATTTACTGTTCGTAGATAGTTTTTGCTTCTTTGTTTTGAGCATTAACAATTCTTCTTACTAACTGTTTATACTCAACATAATCCTTGATTGTTTTGGTACATAGTCTGCCATCAATCGTAGCCATTATATTGTTATGGCACTTTTGTAGCTTTCCATACAATCTAGGAAGTTCATTACTTAGGTTCATTCCCATTCTCCTTTTTCTTTATAATTGAATGCACCAAATTTTTATGCGATATTTCTTTTACAATCGCATTCTCTGTTGCATTCATCTGACCTGCCGCCTTCTCAACAGAGTCAAATTCTTCTTCTAAAGTTGCAGCAAATTCGTAGTAATATATTTTTTTACAACTCATAGTAATTATTGACTTTTAATTTACTGTTTTTTATATGTTTCGTCAACATATACTTTCTCATAAAAACATCATCAGATTTTATTAATTTTAACTTCTCAGCGTTCTTTAATAAAATACCTACTCTTTGTTTGGTAATACTTAATGCTTTACCTATCTCATCTAACTTAGGAAAACAGTCATGTTCAGCATGATAAGAGGACATAAAATCTATTATTTCTTTTATTCTTGGACTGTAAAATATCTTAGCCATTATTCATCCTTCTCTTTTATGTTTTGAAGCATAGTCTTTAATAGATCATTATATCCTGCAATATCTTTATGAGTATCTTCTTTATAAACATCTTTCTTAGTTCCATCATCAATAGTTCTAGTTAGTTTTAATATAATCATAAGCTGTGGAACAAGGGTAATAGGTACTTTAATTTTGTGTCCATTGATTACTTCCAATGTTGATTGAATAAAATTTGCAATAATGTATGCGTTCTTATCAAAATCACCATATTCAATTTGTTTCTTTTCAAGCATTTGCTTGACCATCTTCTCACCTATATCTATCCATTTAACATTATCGTCTGACATTTAATCTCCTTTTTTTTTAATTTTATTTACAAATACATCCATAAAAATTTCCGCTACCATCATTCATAATATGTTGGTTAAATGGTGTATCAATATAAGTTGTTAATTTTAATCTAAGTATCTCACAAAGATCAAAGCAATCTATAGAACCAACTAATTTTATATTTTCTAACATCTGTTTTGTTACTGGGTACAAACTATAAAGACCATCATTTAAAACAATTAAATCCATAATTAAAAGGGGTGGCAGTTAACCAACATAGCAGGGAACTAAAATA